ATGCATACTATGTGTGTTTGTTAATCTGGCCTTGGTCACATACTAAACTACCTAAGATACAACAGATACTTGATCATTACGGCGATAGTAGTAAGATCATGAATGGAAAAGTTGTAAGCTTAGAGGAATATAAAAAGGCAATGGCACTAGAATGAGAAGAAAAAGAAAAAGTGTTATAACTATAAATTTAAATCCTAATGATATTAATCATAGACAGCCTGGTATATACATACATTACTATGAAGGTAAAGTTCAATACGTAGGAGAAACTGTAAATGTTTGGGATGGCAGACCTTTTAGAGCTAGTCACAATAAACCAGTAGATAAAATAAGATGGTTAAGAGCTCCACACGATAGTTCACTAAGAAAGAAATGGGAGGCTTATCTTGTATGTAAATTAAAACCTGTTAGACAAAATGTGAGACAATACGAGGGAATTGCAGAAAGAGCAGGTCATGTTATTTCTCAAAAAGAAATGAAAAAAAGATTTAGAGAAGAACAAAGGAAATTTACTAAAAAAATAATAAAAAATTTAAGACGTACTTTATATCAATATAGTGTATCACAAAAAGGATATATACCTTTGAAGAAAAATGAGATATTTCAAAAATGTAAATATGCTTATTATGATTCTATAAGTATAACTAATAAAATAATGAACAGCGAAAATAAAATGATTAAATGGCACAATGATGTATTGTTTAATTATTGTATTAAAAAAAGAAGAGAAATAGAAAACTCTTTATTTGGTCCTTTAAAATGATGTTAAAATTTTATTTATGGGTAATGGGTTGGTCTGGTAAAATAAATACTTGGGCTTGGAACAAACAAGCTAATATTATTAAAGATCAACAACGGAAACAACACGAAACGTTAATTAGAAACGAAGAGAACTTTAAATACTTAGAGGAGTTAAAAAGAAAACTATGACACCGGAACAAGGACTAGGTATGTTGTTTGTGGGAATCGTGGCTCTATCGATTGGGGCTGGTGTAGCTTTTTTAATATTAAGAAAGGTTTATAAAGATATACATAAATCTAAAAGAAGGTTTGATGATTTAGAATGATGAGTGAAGAAGATTTACGAGAATATCACAACATTGGTAAGGCTATCAAGAAGTCTGAAAAATACAAATATATCAATGGTATACAGAGCACGGACCATGGATCACGGATCTATGATGTTGCAGGGTATAGACTTCCGTCGGTAACTACTATATTAGGGCGTACCAAAGATCAACAATTTCTAAAAGATTGGATAGCAAAAAAAGGTGAAGCAGAAGCAGAACGAATTAAAAATCTTAGTAGTAGGCGGGGAACATCCATGCACAAGTTCCTCGAATGTTATATTACAGGCGTTGGTTACGATGATCTTACAGGGATCGGACAAGAGGCGAAGTCCATGGCCGAGAAAGTTATTGAGATCGGTCTTGCACCGGTTGAAGAGTATTACGGCTCGGAAGTCACAATGTATTATCCTGGGCTATACGCTGGGTCTACTGACTTGGTTTGTAATCACAATGGTAAAGATGCAATAGTAGATTTTAAACAAGCAAACAGACCAAAGAAGAAAGAATGGATTGAAGATTATTATTTGCAGATTGCAGCGTATGCTATGGCCCATGACTACGTTCATGGTTCTGCAATTGAAAAGGGTGTAATTATGGTATGTACACCTGACTTATACTATCAAGAATTTGTCGTAGAAGGGGCAGAATTAAGGCAGTACAAACATAAGTTTTTGAAAAGATTAGACATGTATCATGAGTTAATCTTTGATGAAAAAGAGAAAGCAAAAGTAAAAATAAACCCGGAGGACTTTTTTAATGGAGCGTAAAGGTAGAATTCATGGTTATTACTACGATGGTGAAACCCAGTGGGTAATGTATGAAGATGAAGATGGCTATATAGAAATGAGAGAAATGGAGGAGGACGATGAACAATAAACTTAGAATGGTTCTAAAGAAGAGATACGAAGCTGAGATTGAAGATGCAAAATATAAAATTGAATGCTTCAGTCAACAAGAACTTATTATACCTGAGCATCCTGATATTACAGGAGAGGTAGATAAGTTGTTAGCTAAGATATCTGCTGCTGAAGACAAGTTGGCAGTAATGGAGCTACATTATGGCAAGAATGTGGCAAAAGAAGTATTATAATTCGACACTTGGGGTGTCGAATGGGTATCGAATAGGTGTCGCAAAGGTGTCGCAAATTCAAGGTAACATTGATTTGTTCACTATTTGGACCAAAAAATTCGACACTTGCGATACCCTTGCGATACCCTTGCGAGGGGGGGGGTGTCGAAAAATTAGTGTTTAATACCAACGCTTATAGATCAATTTTGGCATTTGCGATACCTTTTCAGTTTTTTTTAATTTTAGCGCAACAAAAAAATAAATTGTCAACTAGGTGTCGAAAGAGTAAAAACTGATTATGCCTAGGAAAAGACGTAAAAGAATTGCAACTGATAACTCTCCCGATATACCTTATCCGAGAGTCAGAGTGGAGTGGATTGATTGTGTCAGTGACTCTGGCTGGGCTACTGATAAAGAGTTTGATAAGATGATTCAAAAGATAAAACTTCTGTAAAACTATTTGCATCTTACGATAAAGATGATGATGGTATTACGTTTGGGGATCGGACTATGATTCCTCGTCAGTGGGTAAAGAAGATTCAGAAACTTTAGATGAAGAAATCTTGTCGTCAATTATCTGGCCGTAGTCTTCTCTTATTTTTTTCATTCTGTTGTCTAGTTCTTCCTCTGATAGCTCCTCTAATTTTCCTGTTTTTATTATTTTACGGTCTATATATAATCCTGCCGCTTTTCCTCTATTTGTTTCCGCATTGACTGCAGCAGAGAAAGAGTCTTTTTTCAAAGCAGCTCTTTTGATTCTATCAAGTTCAGCTATGTGGCCATCGTAAGTTACTTCGTGTTTGGATAGTCTTTCTTCTCTCAGTTCAGATATGTAAGCAACAACCAAAGGTGATAGTCTAGGATTCGTAAGTTCAGATCCCTCTTGTCTTGCTCTTGCTGGTGAGTATCCAGCCTGGATTGCTGCCTCTGTTTGTGACAGCGGTCCGTCTTTGTCACCGAACACTAGTAGTTCGGCAAACCTCATTTGCATCTCAGTTAGTCTTTTTGGTACTCCCATGATTGACAATGTAAGATAAGTGTCCTATAAAGTCAAGAATCGAAAGTTTATATGTACGTCAAGCACCTTCAGGAGTATCTAGATAAGTTTACAAATGGTACAAAGGGAAATGCTGTAAGTAATGCAAGAATATACATTGCGACTCCCGGTGGTTATCTTGAAGAGATTAGGCGTATCGAAGTGCATGAAAGCTCAAACCCACAAGACATGTCTATCAGAGTAGTCCTGAAACCTAACAAGGAAGAGAAGTTAATACTTCCTCCTGGTTACATAAAAGACTATTAATTTAATTTGCATGTTACCTCGAAAATAACATGGGTCCAGAGCGTAAATTTTATGAAGAAGTTAAGAAATCTATACCTTCGATATCTTGGATTAGACTTGAAAATAATAGCTTACATGGTACTCCCGATCTATTGGGCTATAATAATTCTGGCGTCTTTTTCACAGTAGAATTAAAGGTAACAAAAGGTAACAAAATCCGGTTCAGTCCGCATCAAATTGCGTTTCATGTACGCCATCCTAACAACTCATTTATCTTAGTAAAGTGCCTCGGTCAGAGGTCCGTAAAACTTTTTCAAGGTTCAAGAATCACGGAGCTTGCAGCTTGTGGCTTGTCGCTTGAGGCTTGCTGCTTGGGGCTTGAGGCTTGTGGCCTCTTCTTCGAGAAGCTTGGCGCTTGAGGCTTGTTGCTTGTGGCTTGCAGCTTGGGGCCCGGACCAGTCGCACGCCTGCTTGGAGCCGTCGCTCTTGTTGGGCTAATGGCCTGGTCCGTGTCGCAAGCTTCACTGCCTGAAATGGGCCTTACGTGAAGCTCACTATTGCGCGCTAGCTTGCGCAAATTCTTATAATAGTTTGGATGTCTAAACATGTTAATGAGCTTTATATGATATATTTTTTATTTCAGGATTCCAGCATTTTCTGCAATCTTTGCATTCGTTGTCTTGAAGAGACGCCGGGCAATTAAAGTCTTCACCTGTGACTACGCTCGAGCTGTTAGGCCACGACGCATGCGCCCGCTGGTTTACCATGGGCGCACTAAATCGTATGACTAAATTGTTTGGCTTAGCGTG